AAGAGCAAGTCTCCAAAGCGCAAGTCAAAGAAGAGCAAGTCTCCAAAGCGTAAATCTAAGAAGAGCAAGTCTCCAAAGCGTAAAAGCAAGAAGAGCAAGTCTCCAAAGAGAAAGAGCAAAAAGAGCAAATCTCCAAAGCGCAAATCTAAGAAGAGCAAGAGCAAGAAGGATGAATCATCCCAATAAATGAATAATGACTAAAATTATTTTTTATAAAAATGAATATAAAAAATATTGACATATTATATAATGATTACAATAATTATGGCTTCGTATAATAATATACGTATATATGCTGAAGAATATAAGAGACAATTAGAAGAGTTTTATAATATTATACAAAATATAAAAGTTAAAGAATCGCCAATTACAGAATTGTTTCCAGAAAAATCAGAAACACAAGAATATGATAAAGAAAGCATAGAAAATAAAGAGATTCAGCAACAAAAAGAAACAAATGAAACTAGTATACAAGCAGTAACAGAACCAAGTTATCCAATTCTTGTAGAAAATAATGAGTTACACAAGACTCCTAAAAAAATAGAAAAGGAACAGAGATATAAAAAGAATCCAAAACGTAGATATAATAAGAAGAATACAAAATGCAAATACAAATATACAAAGAATAGGAAATCCAAGAGTCCAAGGCGTAAAAAAACTTGTAAGAGAAAATCAAAAAACCCATCAAAAAGAAAATTAAAAAAAAAGAACAAAAAATCGTAAATCAGTAAGAAAAACTAAGAAAGTTTCAAAACTTATATCTTTACCTTTACTATTTTACCATCAATAATGTCTAGAAAATGATCATTTAAAGTTCTTTTAACTAGATCTTTTGAGAATATTTTTGTTAATCCATTTTTAACGATCAAATTATATATCATATCCCCTATCATTTTAGTTGGACCCTTATAAATATCTAACGCATCAATAAATGAATGTGTTAATAATTCTTCATAATATATTGGATTTATATAACTGAACAATAATGTAATACGATTTATTCTATCATTAACAGACAAACTAGTATCAACTAAAGATGATATGATAGATAAAATTTCTATCTGTACATTTTCCTGTTTACCATATTCATTTAAGAATTGCTTTAAAGCCTTTTCATCATATAGTCGTTTACTGGCGAATGCTAAGTTATTAGTTATATTTTGAATATCTCTTTCTGAAAATTGTATTTTTTGAATCGATTTTTCATTTACACATTTTCCAGTTTTTGGATTTCTAATTTTACCTTCAGGACAGTTATTAGAGGCAAATAAAACTGCCTTACCATTAGATCTAGTTTTAGATTTTCGTTTTGGAGATTTTCGTTTGGATTTGGTTTTAGACTTGATATTTATACATCTTCCTGTTTTTTGATTCCTAATTTTACCTTCAGGGCAAGGTTTTGACGTTTTACGTTTGGATTTTGTTTTAGACTTACGTTTAGATTTGGTTTTAGACTTGATATTTATACATCTTCCTGTTTTAGGATTCCTAGTTTTACCTTCAGGGCAAGGTTTTGACGTTTTACGTTTAGATTTTGTTTTCGACTTACGTTTAGCTTTAGATTTAATACATCTTCCTGTTTTAGGATTTCTATTCGTGCCTTTAGGACAACGTTTTGATGTCTTAGATTTAGTTTTAGACTTACGCTTAGATTTTACTTTGGTTGGCATTTTATATAATATAAATTATTAAAATAAGTTCTCTTATTTTAAAGATAATAACATTTAATAATAAATGAAAGTGTTTGCTAGAAAAAATACAGCTTTAAAATATCTTAAACCAGGAGATATTTTGTGTAATAATGATATTAAAAAATTCTTTATATTAAAAAATTACACAGAATTTAAAAATTTGATAAAAAGTCAATATTCTGAAAATTCTCAACCAAGTTATTATGAATTTATAAAAGAAGATGCTATAATAAAATATTTTTTGGATATAGAAATTTATAAAGAAAAAAACAATACGGAATATGAAACGCACAAAGATGTTATAGATAATATATGTAAAGTTGTATCAAAATATTTTAAACAAGCGTATGATATAGATTGTATAAAGAATATTATATTAGAATCACATAATGATATAAAAAGATCATATCACATTATATTTATTTGTAAAAGGGGTGATAATTTTGTATATTTTAAAAAAGTAAAGGGTTTAAAGCGTTTAACAGAATACATGTTTAAAATTTTTTGCAAAGAAAAGATAATAGATACGTCTGTTTATAGAGAGGGTTTGTTTCGTACGTATCTAAGTACGAAAAGTGGTGAATCTAGACCATTAATAAAAAGTGTATCAAGTGATAATTTTGAATTTGAAGATGTATTTGTTGCAAATTGTAGTGAAGATGTTATTATAGATACAGATTCAAATGATTTTAACAAGTTTTTAAAAAGAGATATACAAGAAAAAAAGATAGAAAATCATAACATAGAACACGAAATAGAAGATGTAATGGCAACAGATTTAATGTATTTACCAACGCAAAAAGAATTGACAATTACAGATTGTGATATAATAAAACGTTTTGTTAGAAAAAATTACAAATATAGAAACAAAGATATTAGAGAGATTTCAATTAATCATAATTTAAATTGTATAAATGTAAATTTACACGATACTTTTTGTTTTAATTTGGATAGAGAGCATAAATCAAATCATCAGTATATAATTATTGATACATATAGTTCTAAACAGAAATGTCACGATACTGATTGTAAAGATTTTAAACACAATGAAATAAAAATTAATTCATTTCCAAAAGAATTGAATGAAATCATTTTAAAATGTTTAAAGGTAAATAAAGTTGAACAGGAATTAATTCACAAGGCTATAGAAGAATGTAGGGATTATATAACAGAGAATTTTGATACAACAATAGATGAAATTCAATTTGACAAAACAGAGATGGTATTTCGTGGAGATGTGAGTCAGAATTCTATGATGAAAATGAGTGGGAAATGTCCAGAATGTCACGTGGAACATCAAGTAAGTGATAATGGTTATTGTTTAAAATGTAAAGTATGTAAAAGTATATTTCCAAAGAATACATTGATTCCGATAGCTGATAAATACAAACATTTAAATACATTTTTCATGACATATAATCAATTAGTGAACAATGGTACGGTAAATATAAATATACACAACAACTATTATAATTCAGAGGAAGAATTTAGTTGTGATGTTCAGTTAGATAATTGTATTTTTAAAAACAAAGAATTGACAAAATTGTATAATCAGGTATTAGATGGTCATAAAGTTATAAAATTGAGTGAATTGTTGTATAAATTAGAAATTGATTTTAAATATACAAGTGGTATGTGGTATTTTTTTAATGGGTCAATTTGGCGTTCAGATAAAGAGTGTTTGGAATTAAGAAAAAAGATAGTAAAATTGTCAAATCAATTTAATATAATACGATCACATTATGAAAAAATAGGTGGTGATACAAGTAATAATTTAGTTAAAAATATAAAAAGTTTGACAAATAAATTATACAAGCCTGGTTTTGAAGAAGAAATTATAAAAGGTGCTAAAATGTATTACAATGATGATATGTTTATTACAAATTTAAATAGTAAAAAACATCTTGTACCTTTTTCAAATGGCGTATTTGATCTATTAGAAAACATATTTAGAAAAACACGAAAGGACGATTACATTAATTTGACTGTCAATTACGATTATGATGAAAATGTTAAAAATCAAGAAGTATATAAATTTTTGGAACAGGTTTTGCCTAATCGAGGTGTACGAGATTACGTCCTTAAAAAAATGAGCGAATGTTTAAATGGTGACATTCCTAACACACATTTTTTAATGTTTATTGGTGATTCTGGTGCTAATGGTAAAAGTCAGTTGTTAAACTTGATGAAATTAGCAATGGGTGATTTTGGAGAAAAGGTTGAAGTAACCCTGTTAACACGCAAACGTAACAATGCAAACGAAGCCAATACGGAAAAAATCAAATTAATGTACAAACGATTTGCATTTCTCAGTGAACCTGAAGACGGTGAAAAGATTAATATTGGTTTGTTAAAAGAATTAACAGGTAGTGAAGAAATTGTAGCTCGTGGTTTGTATCAAGAAGCAGTGAGTTTTGTCATGGAAGCGAAATTATTTTTGGCTTGTAATGAATTACCGGAAATAAAAGGTGAAGATACAGCACTTTGGAGACGTATTCGTGTGATTGATTTTCCATCACGATTTGTAGATGATCCAAAAGAAACGAGTGAATACAAGATAGACCGTACATTACCTTCACGTATGAGGGAAGATGTGACGTGGAGACAAACATTTATGAAGATTTTGTTAGAGTATTACTTTATGGATATAAAAGAGCCGATAGAAGTACAAGTAAAGACGAATGAATATCGTCAAGAAAACAATGATTTTTATAATTGGATGGATGAAAATGTTGAATATAAAGAAAATGAATTATTACAATTAACAGATGTATGTCAGATTTACACAGGGAAAATAAAATTGCATTCCAGTATAACAAGTAAATACAAAAAAGAAATTGAGAAATATATTAAAGAAAAATACAAAAGTACAAAGTATGAATATGGTGTTATAAAAATTAATGATAAAACTTTTAAAGGTTGGAAACATTTGTATATTAAAGAAGATTAGATAAAATTAAAGAAAATTAGAGACATTTTATTTTTTTATCGTATTTTCAAACCAGGTTACCCCAGTTACCTCTAGGTTACCCCTAGGTTACCCCAATTATGGTCTGGTTACCCCAGTTACCCCTATTTTAGACTTCTTTTCTAGAAAAATAATTAATAAATAAAATAATATAATAATATACGTTTTTTGGGGTAACTGAGGTAACCAGACCATAATTGGGGTAACCTAGGGGTAACCTAGAGGTAACTGGGGTAACCTGGTTTGAAAATACAGTGGTAGTGAGTATAATTCTTGTTTAAAATTAATTTATATTATGACTTATGACAAAGTTTGATTTCAAAGAATCGTTAAGGTTAAGTGATCCAGAATTATATGAATATTATTTAATAGAAAATGAAATAAATCCAGTTGGTAGTATTATTTTAAAATAAAATTGTTGTGAAGAAGCGTTAAATTTTTTATTAATTTTTTTTAGATAAAAATAAAAATAGATATGTCAGGGATGTTAGAGAGCATTTTTTTCAGAGCAAGTAATATCAGTATTATCTACATATGATTCAACGAGTATAACATCTGGTGCTTTGATATCACAAGGTGGTTTAGGTGTAAAGTTATCAGCGCATATAGGTGAAGAATTATATGTAAATAGTGTGAATACGACACCTAGTTTAGGTGATATTATAAAAGAAAGAGAACAGGTAATATCGAATGATGTTGTTTCGCCGGCAAGTATATCAGAATTTGTATTTTACAATGATATAACTCAGACATTTAAAGCAGTTGTTTCTGTATCTGTAACAAATTTATCAAATAGTAGTTTTAACAAGAATGCAATATATAGTTTAATGGGAAATTTAAAATCAAATATGTGGACATTGAATAGTTCATTTGTTGGTGATGTTACGGGTGTAAGGTTTTATATAAATAATACAAATATAGGTGGTAGAGATGCTGCTGAAATATTGTATACAAATAGTAATAGTGTTGGAACGACAACAACGATAAGATTCAAGGCAAATACAATATCTCCTACAGGTGCATTAAACGATGCATCTCCTTATGCAAGTTTGCCAGTAACTTTAAATTCTAATGAGGTGACATTCACACGTACTAATGTTAGTGATTGGGAAACATCTCCATCGAGTGTCCAGACAGCATTTGATGAGATAGCTGAACGTTTAAAGAATATGGGTTTTACAAATGAATATCACGTATCAGAAAATGGTAATGATACTACTGGTAATGGTTCAATGGATTCTCCTTTTTTGACAATTCAGGCAGCAATTAATGAATCAAATACATTGAGTATTAGTACACCAGTTGTGATATATATTCATCCTGGACGTTATACGGAAAATATTACAATAACAAAGCCGTTGACGTCAATTGTTGGTATGACAAGTACATTTTCAAATGGATGTCAGATTAATGGAAATGTGACAATAACTCCTTCTGATGATTCTTTGGGTGTATTTAATAATTTATTTTCTATAGAAAATTTGTTAATAACGGGTCGTACAGGTAGTGCAAGTGTTGTAACATTTAGTGGTGTAAAAACAGGTTATTTGAATATAAATAATTGTAAAATATATACATCTGAGACATTACAAAAAGTGTTGTATTTTACAAACACAAATATTACTGCACCAAGATTAAGAATGTTAAATAGTAATTTGTTGGGAAATGTAGGTACAGACAGTGTATATGAAATAGCATTAGGGTGTTCAAATGTTGTTATTGCTCAAAATGTTGCATTTTATGGTAATACTGCTACTCCTATAGTAATTAGGGGATCAGGTAGTACATTGACATTTACTTCTTGTGAAATTCAGGGTAATAGTGCATATTTGGTTGACATAATATCAGCTACATTGGTAAGTTTTATAAATTCTACTTTAATAAATAGTTTAATAGATTCGTCTGGTGTGAATTTAAGTTCTACAGCAGTTGCAACAATGTTTGGATGTATTATGAGTATACCAACAAACAAAAGTTTTCCTACAAATTTAACACCTCCTGCAACAACAACAGGTTATGCTGTAAAGGGTGTGAGCGGTGCTCAATTTACATACGGTAATATGGTATTTGTACCATTAGGTTTGATTGGTTCAACTTATTATTGGACGACGAATAAAATATCATCTAGTGTGACAGTAGTGTCTTCTTCTACAGTTTTTGTATCACAATCTTAATTAGAAAAAATATACTCTTGTGAATTTTCCACATTACCTTGTAAAAAGATTTTCTAAATAAAAGCGCGTTTATTTTTTTGTTCAGATTTACCATTATTTTCGAAAAATTTATTTTATTCGCATATAATATAAAAAACAAATGTCAGAACAAACGCCACTTCCAACACTACCTCAAACGCCACTTGAAACACCAACACCAGTTCAAACGCCAGTTCCAACACCAACACTACCTCAAACGCCAGTTGAAACGCCACCTCCAGACGAAGAATGTCCACCTGAACCTTGTATACCTATACCTGTGCCTATGAATATTGAAATAAAACCAGATATTACATTGTGCGTAGATAAACCAACTGTTACTCTTAAAAATAAAGCTGTATGTATTTGTACACCTTGTACACCACCTTAATTTTTATTGATATTTGCTTAAGTATGTACACCACCTTAATTTTTTATTGATATTTGTTTAAAGTATGTATTTTGTACATTTTATATTTTTTATATATTGTAATACTATATAAAAATTAATGAGTACAAAAAATAAACCGCCTTATATAAAATCTCAAAATATATCACACAAAACATCACACAAAACATCACCTAAACGTAAAAAAAAATCATGTAAAAAATGTTCACCTAAAAAAGTACCAATGACAGTGCAACTTATACCAGAATTAGAATTATGTATAGATAAACCAAATTTAAAAATAAAAACTAACAAATGTAGTTGTTCAAAAAAACATAACAAGAAAAGATTTTACAAGAAGAAACTCTACAAGAAAAAAAAACATACTTCTAGTAGTTCCAGTAGTAGTTCCAGTAGTAGTTCCAGTAGTTCTAGTAGTAGTTCTAGTAGTTCCAGTAGCAGTTCTAGTGATTATCTAAATTGTTAACATTTTCTTTCCATATTAGTCCTTTTATATTTTCACCCAAATATTTTAATATAGACATTATATAACCAAAGACAGTTTTTTCTTGAGTTAACAAGACATATAATATTTTATCATCTTTATTACGAGATTTTTTATATAATGTTCCTAAATCCATTTTAACATCGGGTATTGTACCATCTTCTAATCCAATAGATAAATATCTATATTCGTAATCTTTTTTGACTAGTTCTATTTTTATTTCTTTTATTAAATCTAATACTGTTAAATCCATATGTATCATTATTTCAAAACCATATTTTATATATCTGGTAAAGGTATCGTCTTTTGTAGCAAGTGCCTTACTTAATTCTGGATCAACAGAGTCAACGACTATGGGTACATAACCTATGCCTTTTGATCTAACACTGTTACTAAATTTATTACGTGTTAATGAGTCATTGTTTATTCTATAATTTATAAATTCTTTACCCAATATACTACTTCTTAACATAACCCTATATTAAAAAGCGAAAATAATATTCTTTTAAATAAAGTTAACGTAAAACTAAAAAAAATAAATTATTTATAGTTGTTATACATAAAATGTATACTCTAATTTTTGCAATAGTATTGGCTTTGTTGGGTTTTGTATTGTTATTCGCACCAAAGAATTTGTTACCAAAAGAAACAGATAACCTTGTATTACATCAATTACGCAAGTATCATCAATTTATTGGTGTATTATTTATAGGTGTTGCCTATTATTTATATAGTTTCCAGAATAAGAAACAACTTGCACCTACACCGACATCTACACCGACATTTTCTTCAACAGAGTCTGAAGAAATACTTCCTAGTTATGAAGAAGCTACATCTGAAATACTTAAATAAATAACAAATAACAAATGACTAATTACTAATTAGCTATAACAATTCTACCTTGTAATTTTGATCTAGGATATATATCCATATCAAAATTTATAACATCTTTATTATTATTTTTCATATACCATTTTCTCCATAATATATTTTCATATCTTATTTTTTCATTTTTAGTCATATTTTGTAAATATTTAAACTGATCATTTTTTTTATATTTTTTTAATGTTTTCCAAGTATCAATAACATATTGATACTTTATATCGATATCGAAAAAATCTTCTAAGTCTTTTAAAAATTCTCCACCATATAAAGTAATATTTTTACATATCATTAAATGTTAAAAGTATATATTTTGAAATGTTTAAATTAATTTCAAAAATATATCTAAATCAAATCATTTCTTATTTTCCAATAGAGTTTTTTATTATTTTTGAACGCGATATCGCGTTTTTATTTTTTCTTTAGTAATATTATAATAAAAATGTCAGCTTTTTACTCAAATTTATTCTTTAATCAACCTATATCCATTTTGGATTCTACTGCAAGTAGTTTGAGTTCAGCATCGCTTTTCTTGTATGGTGGTGCAACTGTCCAAGGTAACTCTAATCTTTTTACTACAAACATCTCTGGTATTACTACTGTTACAAATAGTACTGATGGTATTAATGATACTACTGGAGCTCTTGTTGTATATGGTGGTATAGGAACTAAAAATAACTTACACGTTAAAGGAAATGCTGTTATCAATGGGTCTCTTACAGCTGGTTCCTTTGCTGTAGAAAATCTCGTTGCTAGCAGCATAACTGCATCTAATATTTTAGTTAATACCAAGGTTAGTTCTGCAAGTTTTTACGCACCATTAGCAACAATTAGTAATATTGTCGCTACAGCCCTTAGTTCTGGATCTATTGATGCAAGTGGTATGACTGTTGGTACTTTACTTGCAACTTTGCAAATATCAGCAGGAAATGTCTATTCTGTTAGCTCAAGTGTTGGATCTATCGATATCTCAAATGGACTCACATCTGCCTCTGCTTATATCACTGGAAGTGTAAGAGCAATTCATAACTCTAATACACTCGGATCTATCTATACTACCGGTGGAAGTGTCGGTGTTGGTATTACTTCTCCAAGTGACATTTTACACTTGTTCACAGGTGCAACTGATGGTAATATTGGTAGTATTTTCCAAACTGCATCACGACAATATCGTATTGGTATTAGGGGTGATACAAATAATATATTTGCTATTCAAGATGATACTGCTTCCGCTTTCCGTATGGTAATTGACACTGCAGGAAATGTTGGTATTTCAAATTCAGCACCAACACACACCCTTGATGTAACAGGAACTGCCAGATTTACCACATCTGTAACCACTGGACAACTTAATGCACCAAATGCTACAATTAGCAATGTTGTTACAACAAATCTCTCTGCTGGGAACTTTGCTGTAACTGATCTTTTGGCAACAAACATTACTGCTTCTAATGTCATTGTTAACACACAAGTCAGTTCTGCTAGTTTTTATGCTCCACTTGCTACCATTAGCAATGTTGTTGCTACCAGTTTGAGTTCTGGATCGATCAACGTTACCAACGTCACTGCTGCTAGTGTGTTTGCTACTACTCAAGTTAGTTCTGCTAGCTTTTATGCTCCAGTTGCTACCATCAGTAATGTTGTCGCTACCGATATCAGTTCTGGTACTCTTAACGTTACTAACGTAACTGCTGCTAGTGTGTTTGCTACTACTCAAGTTAGTTCTGCTAGTTTCTACGCTCCACTTGCTACCATCAGCAATGTTGTTGCTACCGGTATCAGTTCTGGATCTATCAACGTTACCAACGTAACTGCTGCTAGTGTGTTTGCTACTACTCAAGTTAGTTCTGCTAGTTTCTACGCTCCACTTGCTACCATCAGCAATGTTGTTGCTACTGATATCAGTTCCGGTACTCTTAACGTTACCAACGTAACTGCTGCTAGTGTGTTTGCTACTACACAAGTAAGCTCTGCTAGTTTCTACGCACCACTTGCTACCATCAGTAATGTTGTCGCTACAAATATGTCTGTTGGTTCATTCACTTCTACAAACATTACATCATCGAATATTGTTGCAACTGCTACAAGCACTGGATCTATCGATGCTACTGGTATGACTGTTGGAACTATCCTTGCAACTAGCTCCATTAGTACTGGTAATTTGTCTGTAACTAACAGTTCTATTCAAAATATGTACAGTGTTGGTATTACTAACGGAAGTATCTATTCTACTCTTGGTTCTTTCTCCACACTTGGAACTTCTTGGTTGTCTGCTTCTACTATC